ATGGAATTAAAAATAGAAGATAAACTACAAGAATTATATAAACATATACAAATAGAAGTTGAATATATAGGCTTGCGAAAATATAAAATCAATGTTAAAATAAAAATAGGAAATTTAGAATATAGCAAAGAAATAATACATATATGGGACTCATACTATACATTTGATGTAAACATAGGAACAATATGTAATCAAATTGACAACTATATTTTAAAGATATTTAGAAAGGAGAATAAATACTATGACTAAAAGTGAATTTATACCAACAATAGCACCATTAGTAGTAGCAGAAAACAAAAAAAGGGGTTATCCTTTATTTTCATCTGTAGTAATTGCACAAGCAATATGTGAAAGCGGTTGGGGACAAAGTAAAATAATGATGAAAGCAAATGCAATTTTTGGAATAAAAGCAACATCAAGCTGGAAAGGAAAAGTATATAATGCAAATACGCAAGAGTGTTACGACGGAAGTACATATACAAATATTACAGCTTGTTTCAGAGCTTATAATAGTTTAGCGGAAAGTATATCAGACTACTTCGACTTAATAACAAAACTAGAAAGATATAGAAAAGCTTGTACAAGTACAACACCTTTAGAGTGTATAACAGCGATAAAAAATGGGGGATATGCTACAAGTCCGACATATATAAATACTATAATGTCAATAATAAATAGTAATAATTTAACAAAATATGACAATGTGGAAGATGTGGAAAACTCTGTTGATAACTCAAAAAATATAGAAGAATTAGCAAAAGAGGTAATAGCTGGAAAATATGGAAAAGGCGAAGAAAGAAAACAAAAGCTAGGAAATTTATATAATGAAGTACAAAAAAGAGTAAATGAAATATTAGGATCTAGTAACAATGTTTCACAAGAAACAATAAAAGTAGGCGATAAGGTAGAAGTATTAAAAAATATACAATATAACGGTAAACCATTTAGAAGTTATTATAATGTATATAATGTAATAGAAGTAAAAGGCGATAGAGTAGTAATCGGAATAGATAGAATTGTAACTTGTGCAATAAATATAAATAATATAAGAAAGGTATAAAATAAATGGCTTGGATTAGTAGAAGTGGGGCGTTAACACAAGCAGAAATGGAAAATAACGCAGATATTGTAATAGCTTATTATAGAAGTTTAGGAATAAATGATAATACAATAGCTGGAATACTTGGAAATATGCAAGCCGAAAGTAGTATAAATCCCGAGCGTGAAGAAGTAGGCGGGCAAGGTTATCGGATTAGTCCAATGGACGCCAGTATCAGTATTGCAAAATCATTGTGCTACACTTGGATTAAGTCCATACAATAACGGAGATGTACAATTACAAGTAATTATACCCGAGATATTAAATCAATCGGGAGTTGGTGAGTGGTATACGACGCAAGCATTTATACAAAACTATTATAATTCGGGAGCTACAAGCGATATGATAGGAATAACGGGGCAACAGTTTTTAGATAATTCTATGAACTGGACGCCCGATAAATTAGCTGTAATGTTTATGGCTGGATATGAAAGACCAAGCTACGACCCTACTATAAATCATTATGATTTGCGTATGCAATATGCTTTAAATTGGTATACATATATGGGCGGGCTTCCGCCAGTTCCAACAGTTTCATTAAAAAGGCGTAAATTTCCTTGGGCTGTATTTACAAAAATAATAAGAAATAGACGAACATTTTTTTAAAAATGTTCGTTTTATTATTGACAAAAAATTAAAAATGTGTATATAATTTATATAGAAACTAACGAGAAAGGAGAAAAGAAAATGGATATTGCAACACTTTTAGGAAGTTATGCGTTTCCAGTTGTTGCTTGTCTTGGTATGGCTTGGTATGTAAAGTATATAACAGATAAGAACTCACAAGAAACAGCAAAACTAAATGAACAACACACAACAATAATGTTAGCATACAAAGACGAAATCAAAGACGCGATAAACAATAACACTGTTGTAATGGAAAGATTATGCACAACAATGGAAACAAAAAACACAAGAACAAAGAAAAGTAAAAATGGAAAGGAGGAAAATCAAGATGAAGCTTAGTAAAGAAGATTTAAAAGCAAAAGTAAATGAGCTTGTAACAGATAACGACATCGCAATACAACTATTAGAAGATATAGAAGATAGTATGGAAGTAGGCGAAGTAGATACAGCTAAAATAGATGAATTACAAGCAAAACTTGATGACTTACAAGAAAAATACAAACAAAGATTTTTAAAAGGCGATGACAAAAAAGACGCCGAAGATAAAAAAGAAGAAGTCGACGAAGAATTAGAAGAAAAAGAAGTAATCGACATAAAAGAAATATAATTAAGAAAGGTAGGAAATAAAAATGGCTTTAAATAAAGTTTTAAAAGTAAACAATGATAGCGAGCTTTTATCATTTATTATAAATACAACACCAGAGCTAGCAAGTAATATTGATTTACCAGTACAAGGCGAGAGCATAGCTCCTATTGGTAAAATAATAATGTCAAATGAAAGATATAAAAATGCTTTCATAAATACAATAAATTTAATAGGATTAACTGTAATTGATAGAAATTATTGGGAAAATCCTTGGGAAGTTTTTGCAAATAGAGGTACTTTACCATATGGGCAAACAGTTAGAGAATTAATAGTAGATATAGCAAATGTATATGATTATAACGAATATGCAAACGACGTAGACCATTTCTTGGAAAATGTTGTACCAAATATTTATAATTATTTACACGAAATTAATTACCAAAAATTCTATAAGACTACTACATCAGATGAACAAATGGCAATGGCTTTCAATACAGAGGGCGGATTATTTGATTTAATTGAAAAAATAGTAGGTTCTTTATATGAAGGATATAAATACGATAAATACATAGCAGACAAATATATGTTATGTAGAAGAATTATAGACGGAACTATAACAAGTGTTAAAATTGAAGATTACGCAAACTTAACACCAAGACAAAGAGTTGCAAAATTAAAATCTATTTCAAATTTAATGACTTTTAGAAGTCCAAATTATAACCCAGCTGGCGTACGCGTTTCTACTCCATTTGATAATCAAATAGCAATTATAAATACAGATTTTGAAGCAGATATGAGTACAGATGTTTTAGCAACTTCTTTCTTTAGAAATGAAGCAGAAATGAAATCAAGAAGTGCTTTAATTGACGGCTTCGGAAATCACGATACAGCAAGACTAAAAGAATTACTAGGCGACGCTTATGTACCATTTACAGAAGCAGAATTACAAGCATTAGCAAATACACCAGCTGTAATAATTGATGATGAATTTTTCCAAGATTATTCATACGCAATGGATAATAACGCAGATACAAAAATGACAGATTTTTATAACCCAGAAAGTTTAAAAAGAAATCATTGGTTACATACTTGGAAAGTACTTTCTACATCTCCATTTAAAGGAGCTGTCGTATTCACAACAGATACTCCAGCTGTAACAGAAGTAGCAGTAAATCCTATTGAAGTTTCAGCAAGTGCTGGATTAGATGTACAATTACAAGCAGTAGTTACAACTACTGGATTTGCAAATAAAGCTGTAACTTGGAGTATTACACAAGATCCAGAAACAGACCCAGCAAAGAAAGCTACTGTTGATTTAACAGGAAAAGTACATATCCCAGCTGGACACGTTGCAAGTACAGATAACGAAGAAGATACCTTAATAGAAGTAACAGCTACAAGCGTATATGATACTACAAAAACTGGAACAGCAAGTATAACAGTACTTTAAAACTAAAACGGCTGGATATAATATCTAGCCGTTATTATTTTATAAGAAAGGAGAAAAAACAATGAAACGAAAATTAATAAATTCGCAGTTGTCTAATTTTAAAACTTATGAAATGTATAAAAGGCAATTATTAACACTTGCAGAAAATGTTTTTGAATTTTCTAATATGCCTAAATTTATTGATACAGCATATTTAAATAAAACATTATTAAGGCAAGGAAGTATAGCATTTTTTGTTGATGAAGTTTTAGGCTTATTAGCACTACCATATCAAAATATTGGAAAATTAGACGTTTACGGTAGACCTACAAGTATACAAGTAATATCACAAAATGGATATAGTAAATTTATTAGAAGTCAAGATGATTTTGTTATTATGTATGATAATAATGGGCGTTATCCTTTATGGTTAGATATTTTACAATATGCAGAGCGTATAGCATTAGATACTAGAACAACAGATATAAATATAGCACAGCAAAAAACACCTAGATTTTGGAAAACAAAATCAGAAAAAGTAAAATCTATTCAAGATTTAGTAAATAATGTTGACGGTATGGAAAATACAGTAATTGCCTATGAAGATTTAGACTTGGACGATACAACTTTAGTACTTGCACCCGCACCATTTGTAGCAGATAAAATAGACTTGCACAAAGAAAAAGACTGGAACGAATTTTTACGTTTAATAGGTATTGCAAATATGAATTTTCAGAAAAAAGAACGTAACATAAAAGATGAAGTATTAGCAAGTCAAGGCGGAACAGTTGCAAGCCGTTATAGTCGTTTTGAGCCTAGACAAAAAGCAATAGAAGAAATAAACGAAAAATTTGCAAATAAAATTTTAATAAATGGAAAGAAAGCCTTAGAAAAAGAAATAGAAGTAAAATATTATGACGGCGTACCAACTACCGAAAAAGAAGTAGAAGAATACGACGTAGAAAGTGAGGGCGAAGATGATACCATATTATAACGGATTATTTATGTTTTATCCATTTTTACCGCCTAACTGTAATAAACCGCCTACTTTATACAGCGTTTTAAATTCTATCGTAAATGGGGATAAAGACGAGGACGAATATACAAAAATAAAGGATTTAGCAAAAGAGGGGCGTTCTACAATATTTAATTTCGATTATCCTTTAACTAATAATATTACAAAAGAAAAATTTGAAACAATGATATTGAATCATTTTTTACAAAGGCGTATAGGATTTGAAACAGTAACAGCTTTTCGTATACAATTAGATGTAAAATTAAATGAGATTATGCCTTTATACAATAAAATGTTTGACGCATTAGAAAATTGGCAAATATTTAATGACGGCGAAGTAACTACAAGAACTGGAAAAGATAATAGAACATCAGAAAGTACAAATAATACAAGTAATCAATTAACTAACCATAGTACTACATCTACTAACGATGTATCAGATAGAAGAAATAGCGAACTACCTCAAAATCAGTTAGAAGATTTGCGTAACGGTAGTTATGTTACAAATTATAATTATGATACAAATACAAATAATGGCGAGGATAATTCTACAAGTCAAGGAACATCACAAGCACAAAATAACGGAACAGACATAAACGAATATAACGAAACTATAACGCGTTCGCCAGCAGATAAAATAGCAATTTTAAAAGAAATGCAAGAAAATATAAAATCAATATATACAATGATATTTAAAGACCTTGACTGTCTTTTTTATCAATTAGTATAAAGAGAGGAGAATAAAAAATGAATAAATTTAATTATAAAAATTTAACACCTTTTAAATGGTTTGTTTTAGAAAATTTTCCATTTATTGAAGCAGATTTTGACGCTTTAACCGAGTGGCAATTATTTTGTAAACTAGGTAAAGAAATGAATAAAATAATAAATAGCGAAAATACATTAGGATCACAAATGGAAAATGTTACAAATGCTTTCATAGAATTACAAAAATTTGTTAATAATTATTTTGATAATTTAGATGTACAAGAAGAAATTAATAATAAATTAAATACAATGGCACAAGACGGAACATTACAAAATATTATAAGTGAATTTTTAAAAATTAAAACTGAATTATTATTTAATTCTGTTTCCGAAATGTTAACCTCTAATAATTTAATAGAAGGTAGCACAGCTAAAACATTGGGATATTATAATTTTAATGACGGTGGAAGCGCTAGATATAAAATAGTAAATGATAATTCTTTAATTGTTGATAATATGACAGTTTATTTATTAAATAATGGTTTAAAAGCAGTATTAATATATGATACGAAAATAAATATAATGTCTTTAGGAGCTAGAAAACAAGATAAAGAAAATAACAAATATGATATAAAACCATATATAGAAAAATACTTTGATTTATTAGATAAAAACAAAAATAGATTAACTTTATATATTCCAGCTGGAGTATGGTATTGTTCAGCTTATGAAATATTATATACTTATGGATTTGTTATGGAAGGAGATAACCCTACTTGGCAAACTTATGCTGCTGGAGGAACTACTATTTGTAGTTATGAAAACAACCAGAGTTATATATTTAAAATAGGAAGCTCTAACGTAATGGTAAATAATTTTACATTTAAAAATATTACTTTTTCTAGTGGAGATTATCTATATTTTGAAAATGGAAATAATTTTAGAATTCCGGATAACAACACTAAAATAATTGAAAGTGCTTTAAATCTATATTATGCTGGTTTCGGTATATTTGAAAATATAGCTTTTAATCATATTATAGGACATATAATGGCTGTAACTTCTTCTTGTGAAATGCGCTTTGATAAATTATTTATTAGTAACTGTTCTAATATAAATGATTGTTTAATAGATTTTAGACCAATAGACGCAACATTAAATGAAAACGCTAATATTTCAAATTTTGAGATACAAGAGTTAAACGTAGAAGCTATTAACGGAAATATAATTAAAACACAATTAGGTTGTAACTTAATAGATAGTGTTATTAATAATTTTCATTTTGAGCCTTTCACTTGTAATTTAGAAAATTGCACACAACATGAACTTAATGATGGAGAATTTGATGCAGATAATGTAAAACATTTAAGTTTATTTGATATTAATGGAGATTGTCATTTATTAGTAAATAATATATTATTAAATAATATTGCATTTAGATATATAAAAAATAATGAAAATCAATATATTTATGATACAATTTATAATATAACTAATACAAGTAAATATGCTGAATTTTGTTCACAAGTTGACAATATTATAATACAAGGAATGAAAAGAACATTAAATATATTATTACAAGAAACAGAAGAAAATACAACAAAAGCATCATCAACTTTTATTTTAAATAATATTATTAATACTACACCATATAATTGCATATATAATGTAAAATATTTTCCAACAATTGTAAACAAAGCAATTTTAAGAAACACAAGAAATACGATGAGAAGTTTTTTCAATAATGAATTTAATGCATTTTGTAATTATACAAGAAATGCAGATAATGATTTAAGAAGATTTTTATATTATGATAAAAATGTTATGAACGATAATTTTTTAGCTGTTAAACCAATTTCGACATCATCTAGTATTTTCTGTAATGCATCAATGAAAGGAAATAAAATTTTTGTTAGAGCTAAAATTGAGAATGGAAAAACATATAAAATGACAATAGGTAATCTAAATTATACTAGAAAATTACTATTTGAATTAGTTGGATCAGGTTCATATAAATTATATGAATTAGATATGACAAGTATTGCAAGTTATTTAAAAGATAATCCACAATTAATTTTCTATTCTTCAACAGAAGAAAGTGTTGATGTAAGTCTTGACTATTTTTATTTTGAATAATTAAAAGAGTAGATTTTATCTACTCTTTTATTGAATTATCTATACTATAATTTCCTACATTTTCGTGATTATGCCATATAGTAACACCACGTCTACAAGCATTATTTATAATATCCATATATTTACTTGGTACTTCGCCGTACCCTATTTCTTCGCTCGCTCCTATTTCAACATAATTCCAATATCTACGCCCAGTAATATTAGGAATTGCAAGAGATTTTACAGCATATCCAAATCGTGTGAAGTAATCATCTATAATTTTTAGATATTCTGTTTTTACTCTCATTTGTCTAAAACTAAACACATTTCTGTTACAAGCCCATATTACATCGCCGTTAGCTTGACCGCCGTTAATATTAGGAAGTAATGACGCTTGATAAAATTGTCCTATTGTATTACCTATATTTCCAGCTACGCTCATTACAGCCCCAGCAAGTACCGGTGCAGTAGCTCCGCCAGTTGCAATAGTAGTGGCGACAGCTCCCGCTGTTAAACCTAAACTAACAGCCATATTAACGCTATTTTGTGTTAGCCAATTTGTGAACGCGTCGGAACTCCAAGCACAAGTTGGATATTTTCCTAGTGCTAACGCCTCGTCATCATTTGACGCCATACCTTTATAATTTTTCGGTACAATTCTACCACTTCCACCAATAGCAATGCTAAATTGATTTTCAAAAATACATTTTTCAGTATTAAAATCTTCATATTTATATATATTGTTGCTGCCTTGATTATTGCTAACAAACAAATAATTATATGGATATACAAAACATTTATTGTTTTTTGGTGTGTAATCAGAAAAAGAAGTTATTTTGTCTATTTCTGTATTAAATTTTTCGGGCGACATATCATAACTCATTGTATAAAAACTAAATGTATTTTCATCACTTATTACTTTTGCCGTATGATTTTGTAATTTACTTTGGTCTATTGCAACATCGGGCAAAATAAATATATTTTCTACATCTTCTATATGACCGTCGGCATTTGTACGAAGTAATAATAATACTAAATCGGCAAAACTAGATAAAGCTGTAATATGAAAGAAAAATAGTTGTGTTCCAAATACTGTATTATCATATACCGTAATACCTGCGTATTGTGTTCCTTTATTGCTTTCTAATAATTCAGCCCCCGTACTTCCGTCTTTTATTTTCCAGTTACTCGCAACAGCTATCCAATAACCATATTCATTGGCGTACGCTAAATCTTCTGTTATACTTTCTTGTACTACTTCGCCTACATCTAAATTTTCGGGTATTGTGTGTAATCCTATTGTATCATCGTTTACGTGTTGTCTATTTATAAAACATACTTTTTTATTCCATTTATCAAACCAAGTTGACCAAGCGTCGACAGTAAAAGTAATTTCTGTATTTTTATCGCCTTTGTATATTACGTCATCTATCCAAGCAAAAAACCATTTGTTTGAATAATCGGGATTTTGAAAAGCTATATAATTTGCTTGTAAACATTGTGCATATGTAAATCCAGCCATTATACTTCCAGTTGGGCGTAAAAATGAGTAATTATCAGCTTGATCAACTAAATTAGCTTGACAGAGTTCTAACATTTGTGCTTCACTATACGAAAGTACATTTGTATATTGTCTGTCAATATGTATATTTTTTACTAATAAAATTTTACTATTCATTTTTTATCTCCTTATTTGAAAATCTATAACTTGTTTAAAGTCTGTTCCGCACATATCACTTGAATAAAATATTTTGTTTTCCTTGAACGTCATAAACAAGTTACGAAGTTTGTCATTTTTAATTGAGATATTATATATATCTCTTTGCCAGTATCTTGATACTTTTATTATATCGGAAAATACAATTATTTTATTTGAAAATTCTTTATAGTATGGACGTATAAACCATACCGGACTATTTTTCGTTTTTCTATCTACTAAATATTCGCATAAAAATTTGAAACTTTGATATTGAAATCCAAATCGATATAATACATTATATTCCTTATAGCTTTTTGGTAAATGAGGTTGCGGACGTGTTTCCCAAGCTCCCGTATTTATCATTTTTGCGTTTGTTCCTATTGTTCCCGATGTTTGACCAGTCGACATACAATACTCTAACGCAATTTTTATAGGTGGATTATCTTCGACTACATCTTTTATCTCTTTTACTACTATTGTACCTTGTTTTTGTGAACTTATTAAACTATGCAAGCCCCAATCATTTATATAAGGACAAACCCTTGATATTGTATTCCCTACAAGCCATAATCTCACTTTTAGTCTTTTTCTATCTACTGTCGCATAAAAATTCATTAGTTTATTACTTTCATTAGGTAAATAAGTACTACGGCTCATAAACTCTTCGAATATAATATCTTCTACATCTAAATAACTTGCACCAGCGTAATTCTGTTCTGTTGATAACGCTACTACATAGCCTATTTTTTCAAATCTTTTTGTTTTACCCGTTTCATTATCATAAACAGATAAATATAAATTTTTTCTATATAATGTAATACAATTATATTTTCCGTTTGTTAATTTTGCTACATCTACATCTTGAAAATATTGTTCTATTTTCTCTGATGTTATTTCCTCGCGTAATCTACGCATTAAAATAAATCTTTTCCCAGTTTTTAAATATTTTTCTACGGCTTTTTTATGTTTTACTTGATAGCTTTTTCCATTGGAACGCTCGCCGTATATCAAGTTAAATCTTGCACCGTATCGCGTCTATTTTATCTAAATTATAATGGATAACTTTTTTATTCGCCATTGTTTTTTTCTTCCTTTATATATAATCTTGCTATTTGATTTTCTATTTCTTCTCTTACAGCCTTTGCTTTTTCATCTTTTAATCTGTTTGTTAATAGTCCGGCTCTATCTACTTTTGTCTTTTTACAAGCACCCGATACAGTTATTTTAGAAAATTTTTTTATAAATTCCAAATCTTTCATCTTCTCACTCCTTATATTTTGCTCTTTTACTTGAATTGTCAGAAACTAAATCGGCATAGTCTAAAGCTTTACCTAATACGTATGTAGTAGGAACAATACAGCACCCCGATTTATCTTTTACAATATATTCATTTCCTTGATAATCTATTATATTACAATTTTCTTGATTTTCGCAATACATTAGCAAATTTTTATTTGTATATTTAAAGTCAAATACGAAATTGTCTTTAAATTCAGATAAATTTTTTAATCCTAAAGCACCGCTTTTAGGTACTCCAGCTACTGTTATTTCTAATACTTTTGCTCTTTTTCCTTTTATTTCTTGTACGTTTGTATCTTCTTTTATTTTTTCTTTATCTATCCATTTTGTATATGCGTATTTTTTAGATCCTTGCGTTATAAATTCGTCGTATTTTCCGTCATTATCAAATACGCCTAGTATATGCTTTTCGCCCTTGCTATCTTTTGGACTAAATTTTTCGTATGGTATTTCCATTAGTTTGCTTACGTGCTGTAATTTTTTTACAACAAATTTATTATAATTTTCTATTACTTTTTTGTCGTAACCCTCTTTTAGTTTCATACTATCAGTATCACAATAGACAACATATTCATCTAATTGTATTACATTTTTTAATAAATTAGAACGAGCATACGCAGTAACCCAAACACCATACGCAAAACTTAAAAATGCTTTTTTCTTTTCTTCATTTAATTTCTCTATTATTTCTGTGTTTTCTAATTCTCTTTCGCTCCAGTCTAATTCATTATCGTATATTACTTCATCGCGTATCATATTTGTAACGCTCATACCGTATAGCGAATTAAATTTATTTTTTTCTTTTGCGTATTCTACTTCCATACCCTCTACGTTTTTATATGCTGTTTTATTTACATACTTTTCTAATACAAATTCAATAAATTGTTTTGGTAAATAATCATAACGGCTGTAATAACTTTCTTTTATTTCATAACTTTCAAAATTATATGTATCTAATATAAAATAAAAGTCTATATCTGTTAAAGTTATTGTTATGCTTTCTGCCTCAATTATTCTCCCGTTATCATAAACACCTTTTACAATTTTATTACATTTACTTTGCGATATAAAATTATTGTAATATTTACATTTAATATTTTTAAATTCTACTACTAATAAATATGCAAATTTATTTAACATTTGATTTTTATTTTTTATTATACATTTTTGAAATTCAGTAGACGGGAATTGATGTGATACTAATATATATGGATAACTTGATGTAAAATCCCAACTTTCTATATTGTGTTGTATCTCATCTGTATAAATCCAATTTGCGTGTGTATATCCCCCAGCGAAAGCCTCTTGTAATAAATTATATACGTGCGGATTTATATTGATAGATTTTTTAACTTTTCTTTTATAATCCCAGTCATCAGATACAAGCTCTTTTAATTCTCGTCTTACTTTGCCAGTACTTGTAATTGGTATTTTATCTACTCTTGTATATGTTTCTAATTCTCTTTTAATATAATAATATATAACTAGACAATCATACTCGCAATATCCTAACTCTTTTTCCGTTAAAGTTGTTGCTGGCGTTCGTAGTAATGTATAGTCTAAATCGCCTACTTTCTTTTCTACTGGTAACATAAATATTTTTGGTAGTAACTTTAATGCACAATTTGACATCATATAAGTACATCGCATTTCTATATTAAAATCTGCCATTTCGCACTTCATAACCTTATGCTTTTTTCGTGCTACTACATTTTTAAATTTAAAAATACTTTTTAAATATTGAAATTCAAATGAAAGATTATGTATAAAAACTATTTTTTTATTACTATTATAATAATCTAATCGTATTAAAAAGCTTTTTAAATCTTCCCAAGTTCTACCGTAATAAACTTCATCATTTATAGAAAACATCCATATATACATACAACTTCTAAATTCAGCGTCTTTTTGTTCTTCCTCTGTTAAATCTAAATATTGAATAGCTGGTAGTACCTTTCCATTTAAAATTAAATAGCTTGATGTTTCTATATCTAACGAATATATAGTATTATCTACTTGCTTTCTTTCGCCTACTATATCCCCAAAATGATATTGAAATTCTTTAAAATATTTCATATTTTATAACTCTTTTCTTTTATCATTTATAGCGTTCATTAAATAATTATATTCTTGCTCTTTGATTTTTCCCTCTGATAATAAATTACTTACTATACTTTCGACTTCTTGTAAATCATATTCACTTGTAGCATTTGCTATAAGCTCTAATACATTACTATATAACATTTCTAATTCGTCTGTATCTTCATTTCCTCGGTATATATATTTAGCATATATTTTTCTTAATACATTTTCCATTGATGTTCCTCTGTTCCATTGTTTTATACTTTCCATTTGACTTGCAAATGTAGAATAATCATTTTGTTTTTCTCTTGCCTCTTCTATTATTGCTAAAACATCAGATCCGAGGTATAAAATTAGTAATGTCGTTTACTTCCTTGTCATCAAAAAAGCTAGTTAATGCCTCTGCCTCTTCGTATGATATATCCGAAACATCAGTACTAAATCTTGTTTTTAATGTCTTAATAGCTTTTTGTTTCGCTTTTTTTACTCCTCTTCGTGTTGATATACTACTATTTAAAAATTCTTTTGTTGCTTTTATTGTTGCTTTCATTTGTGTAACTGTCATAGATTTATTGGCTTTAACACGCCCAGAAATAGTCCAAGCTTGCAACGGTTCGGTTGCAAGCTTTTCTTTTAAATATTTTGTAGCCCAAGTATCTTTACCAAACTCGCGTTCTAATCTTACTATACGTTGATTAGCTCTTTTACTTAATTTTTTTAATTCGTTAAATAACTCTTGTTCTTCTCGAGTTAGCTCTTTTTTTACTCTAGGCATATATATTCTCCTTTACTACAAATTAAAATGGTAAATCTTCGTTTGTAGTTTCTTCTTTTTGTTCTGTTTTTTCTTCTTTTTTGTTGTTTCCTAATACTGGTACTGCTTTATAAGTTTTTCCTTTCTTTGTTTTTACTTCTGTTAGTCTTACGCTTTCTACTTCTCCGAAATAATCTACTACGCTTTCTGTAAAGATTTCGCTACCGCTTGAAACTAATCCGTATTCTTCAGTATCAAAATAGTTGATGTCAAATTCTTTTTCATCTGTTATAATATGACATTTTGCATATCCTTTTATTTTAACTTCTACGCCTACTAATTCTGATAACTTGATAGCTGTTAAATCTCCTTTCTTTGCCATTTTTTCGAATAATGCGTTATCGCAAGTTCCTTTCTTTTCGTTTACTGTTACTTCATACTTTTTTGTTTCCATTTTATTTCCTCTTTCTTGCTATTAGGTTGCAAACCATAATTTTTCTAGCTTTCATAAGATATAGCTATAACTTTCAATACTTATGTATTGGCGTTTTCACTAGGACGGCTCATCGCTTAAAGCCAAAATACTATATACGTATTAGTATGTTTCCCAACCTCTTACAACCAATTCGAAAGGTTAGTACCGTTTTACTTTTTATGATAGGTTACTTCCTATCTCCTTTCGACATAATTATAATACTACAATTTGTTTAAAATGTCAAGC